TTGTAAAGCAGTACGGTGCCAAAGAATGGGATGCGTTACTTAAGATTAAGCTGGACATCGAGAATATGGAACGCAAGAATGACGAAGAGTTCCAGCATGATTTAAAGGCTGTAAGGCGGGTGCAGTTTTATTGTTTTGTGGCGGCACTTGTTGTAACGTTGTGGCTTAAGTTTATTTTGGGAGCATTTTGATGAATATGCAGGACGTTCTTAAGGCGGTTATTCCAATCTTAGTTGCCTGTATAGCATGGCTGCTCGGTCAAGTATCGTCATTCCAAACCCGTCTTACTCAAATTGAAGGCAAGATGCCAGCTTTAATTACCTCAGAAGGCATACCAACAGACAGCCCAATCTCAGCAGAACGCAGGGCTAAGATGCGTGAGGAAATCTACAAAGAACTTCACGACATTCATGTACGAGTCAAACTGATTGAGGAAAGGCAGAAAAAATAATGTTTCCACTAGGCGCACTACTTGACATTGGCGGCAAGATACTAGACAAGGTATTCCCAGATCCAGCACAGGCTGAACAGGCTAAGTTAAAACTGCTGGAAATGCAGCAAAACGGTGAGCTGGCTAAGATTGCGGCAGATACCGCAGAGCAGCAAGAGCTTACCAAACGCCACGAAGCGGACATGGCTAGTGATAGCTGGATGTCTAAGAACATTCGACCTATGACGCTTGTCTTTATTTTGATTGTTTACACTACTTTTGCTGGTCTATCTGCTGCCGATATTGAAGTAAACAATAACTATGTAGAACTGCTTGGGCAGTGGGGTATGCTCATTATGTCGTTCTACTTTGGCGGTCGCACCCTTGAGAAGATTATGGATATGAAGGCGAAAGAGAAACAAGATGCAAAGTAATTTTGAAAAGTGCCTAGCTAAGATGCTTGCCCACGAGGGCGGCTTTGTAAATCATCCTCAAGACCCAGGTGGCATGACTAACCTTGGCGTTACTAAACGGGTTTGGGAAGAGTGGGTAGGGCACGATGTAGATGAGAAGCAGATGCGTGCTTTGACTCCTGAAACCGTTGCGCCTCTTTATAAAAGGAAATACTGGGATGCTATCCGAGCTGATGAGCTTGTGGTTGGTGTTGACTACTGTGTTTTTGACGTTGCTGTTAATTCAGGGCCAGGGCGCGCTGTTAAGTTTTTGCAAAGCTGTGTCGGCGTTACTGCTGATGGTGGTTTTGGGCCTGCTACTATGGCTGCCGTAGAAAAAGCGGAAGAAGACCCAACACGATTAGTAGAACTGTATTGCGCTAAACGTCTAGAGTTCTTACAATCACTTAAGACCTTCGAAACATTTGGTAAAGGCTGGTCGAGGCGCGTTGCAGAAGTTAAAGATGAAGCACTTAAGATGTTAGGGTAAACCCGCATGCCATTACAGAAGCTCCAGTTCAAGCCTGGCTTAAATAGGGATCAAACAAACTATACCAACGAAGGCGGTTGGTATGAGTGCGACAAAATTCGCTTTCGTTCTGGCTATCCACAAAAGATGGGCGGTTGGCTTCGCTACAGCACACAAACTCTAGCGGGTATATGTAGGCAGGTCTTCAACTGGATTACAACCGCTTCAAATAATTACCTAGCCCTTGGAACGTCAAAGAAACTCTACATTGAGGCTGGTCAAATTATTTATGACATTACGCCGATTCGTCAGACTTTTGTCAGCCCAGCAACCAATAACTGCTTTACGACCGCAAACGGGTCTAAGACGGTAACAGTAACTATTGCTGCCCACGGAGCTGCGGAAGGCGATTACGTAACCTTTTCTGGTGTGGTTGGACCTATTGGCGGGATACCTGCATCTGAATTTAATGCCGAGTTTATTGTTGATTTTATTACCGTAAACACGTTTACCATTACTACAACTACTGCGGCTACGTCCATTGCTTCGGGCGGCGGCACGGCAATTACAGCTGCCTTTCAAATACCAATTGGTAACGACAACGCTTCTGTTGGCTATGGCTGGGGCGCTGGCGTATGGAGTCGGGGAGGTTGGGGTTCAGGTGCTGGTGTTCCTGTAGTCAATCCTCAGCGGGATTGGTTCTTGCAAAACTTTGATGATGACCTTGTGGCTAATATCCGTAATGGCGCTATTTATTACTGGAAAAACTCTGGCGGTACAGGGGTTAGAGCCACTTTGCTGTCGGCAACAACCATAGACGGCGTTGCGCCTTCTGATGTACCTGCGGAGGCTATGCAGGTTTTAGTCTCTCAAAACGACAAGCACCTTCTTTGCTTTGGAGCTACTCCGTTTGGGGGTGGTGTATTTGATCCTCTTCTTATTCGCTGGTCAAGCCAAGATGAGCCTAATAACTGGACACCGCAAGTCACTAATTCAGCAGGGTTTTTGCGGGTTTCCCGTGGCTCTGCCATTGTTTGTGCAGCTGCAACACGGCAGGAGATCCTTGTATTTACTGAGGGTACCCTAAGTTCTTTGCAGTTTTTAGGCACAACAGACGTATTTGGTATCCAAGAGCTGGCTGACAATATTTCAATTCTTAGCCCTCGTTCGGTTGCCGTAGTAAATAACACGGCTTACTGGTTTGGGCATGACAAGTTCTATGCTTATGGCGGACGTGTAGAGACGCTTCCTTGTACTATCCGTAACCACATATTCCAGAACCTGAACTACGACCAAGCCGACCAGATTGTCTGCGGGACTAATGAGGGCTGGAATGAGATTTGGTGGTTCTACCCCACAGCAGATAGTCAAGGTAACAATGCCTATGCGATATACAACCATTTAGAGAAGATTTGGTATTACGGCACGATAGACCGCACTGCGTGGTCAGACTCTTCACTAAGGGAATACCCTCAAGCATTGACCGCAACGTACTTTACAGGTGCTATTTCTGGCACTACTTTGACCGTAACAGGTAGTATGGTGGGTTACTTGCAGATTGGCTCAGTCATTACTGGTACAGGGGTAGCCACGGGCACAAAGATTACCGCTTTAGGTACAGGTTTGGGTGGTGCAGGAACGTATATAGTTAATATATCCCAGCTTGTAGTCCAAACTAGCATGACAGGCGATAGCGTCATATATAACCACGAGCAGGGTGTAGATGACAATGTTCTGCCAATGAACTCCTATATTGCCTCGTCTGACTTTGACCTAGTAGACGGCGATCAGTTTATCCTAACCAAACGGATAATCCCTGACATTAATTTCCAAGGGTCTACGGCGGCTGCTCCCGAAGTTACTATGTTTATTAAGCCAAGGAACTTTCCAGGCAATGCCTATTCCAATACTGAGTCTGGGGCAGTAATTGAGACTCCAGTTGATATATACACTGACCAGATATTTATGCGGGCTAGGGCACGTCAGATGGCTGTTGAGATTGAATCCACCAATTTAGGGGTGCAGTGGCAGTTGGGTAGTCCTAGGCTGGATGGCAGACCAGACGGAAAACGCTAATGGGGATGCAACGGTTTCGGGCACCAGCTTTGCCTCTGGCTACGCCTGAATATAATGAAGCACAGTTAGCCCAGTTAATTGGTGTTTTAAGGCTTTACTTTACCCAGTTGGACTCAAATGCTGCTTTACAAGTGGACGGAATTCGGCTATTAAATTTACCAACATCAGGGTACAATTTGCCCAATGGTACTGTATTTCGGGTCGGGGAAGACTTAAAGATAGTCGTACCCAACGTTTCTTATTTATTTGGAGTATCTGCCACAGCTAGTGTGGGGACAGTAACGGTGACTATTATATGAATGACTACGCAAAAGGCAGTCAAGCCTATGGACTTAAATCATTAGCCCAAGAGCTACCTAAATACGGTCGTTATGGCGATGACGTAGTAGCGCACATTAGTTCGGACGAAGCCAGAATGCTTAAAGCTATGGGTGGTTCTGGCACCATTAACCCCCAAACAGGTCTTCCTGAGTTTTTTATTAAAAAAGCGTTTCAAGCTGTTACTAAACCTGTTACAAAAGCTATTGGGCAATTAAACCCACTAAATCCTGGCAGCAGCCTTAGCAAAACAATCAATACAACTCCTGTAGTTGGCGATATTAATAAAGCCCTTAATAATGTAGGCACTCAAATATTTCAGCCTATAGAAAAAGCGGTTGTTAAGCCTGTTAGTGCAGGTCTTGCAAGTTTTGATAAGGCTGTAGGAAAAACTATTCCAGGCGGTTGGGGTACGGTTGGGCAAATAGCTCTTTCAGCAACGGGTGCTCCAGTACCATTACAAGTGGCTTATGGTGCGGCTAGAGGCTCTGGAGTAATGCGTAAAGGCGGAAACTTTAATCTTCAAGGTGCTATGGTCGGCGGTGCTACTGCTTATGCTATGTCTGAATTAGGCGATTATATGCGTGGTGCTGTGCCGCCTGGTGGAGAATCATCATTTAATGCGTTACCTGAGTCTGTTCCAATAACGGATTATTCAACTTCGTTAGTTGACGGAGCATCTTCAGGATTACCATCACTACCAACTGGCGTTGATCCTGGATATTTTGATGTTGCTCCAACTGCCCTATCATCAGCACCGTCAGCAGGTGATTTTGCTGGGTCTCTTAGTGACCCAACAGCGGGTATGGCACAAGCCTATACTCCTCCTCCACCACCCGCACCTGCTCCTTCTTTCTTAGACAGAATTGGTACAAAAGTTGGTGATGCAGTAGGTGGGACTACTAAATATGTTACCGAGCTTCCTACAACTGGGGTATCAGAAGCAGCAAAGACTGGTCAGGGAGCTTTAAACTTATTAGGTCTTGGCGAAGGAACAGCTAAAGAAGCTGCTGCATTAGCAGCTAAAACTGGGGTAAAAGCACTGCCAATGGCTGGATTAGCTCTTTACGGAGAAACAACTCTTTCCGATTTAGACGCGCAGCGTGACTTTTTAAATCAACAGAAAGCCGCTGGCAATATAGCCCAAGCTGAGTACGATGCAGCGTTAGCTGAGATTAACAGGCAGGCAGACTATGCACGAAAAGTGGTAAGTGAGAATCCATTTAGTACAAACCCTGATAGAGACACTTCAATTGGTGAGACTTATTATGGTAGAGGCAGTGCAGAAGATACTTTGTACGGTCGTAGCAATCAAAACTCTACCTTATACGCTATGGGTGGCTCAGTAGATGACGAGTCTGGTATGGACGAAGCCCGTGGAATTATGCAGGGTAACTTGCAAAAAGGATTGTTTGGTCAAGGTTATGCAGCTGGTGGAGGATTAAGATTCTTGTCAGGTGGCGGTGACGGAATGAGCGATGACATCCCAGCTACTATTAATGGAAATCAACCAGCTCGTCTTGCTGATGGTGAGTTTGTTATCCCAGCCGATGTAGTTTCACACATAGGTAACGGCTCTTCCAAAGCTGGTGCAAAACAGTTATATTCAATGATGGATAAAGTGCGCAAAGCTCGTACTGGAAACCCTAAGCAGGGTAAACAAATTAACCCACGCAAGTATCTACCTGCGTAAAGGACTGACATGCCAACACAAACCTCGATATCAACACAATTAACAGACGTCCCAGAGGTCTTACGCCCGTATATTACGGGTGCTGGCGGTATTCTACCAACGGCGCAAACGCTTTTAACTAAGGGTTATAACGAGACCTACGGCGACCCACTTAAAGCAGCTGGGTTAGCTGGCTCAGGACGCATTGCTGGCTTGTCTCCAATGCAACAGCAAATTGGAACTCAGCTACAGGGTATGGCTACCCCTGGACAGTTTGCACAAGGCACAGGAGCGGCTAATTTAGGTGTTGGTGCCAATGCCCTTGGTCTTGGTTCTTTAGCTGGGTTTAATGACCCTAATGCTGTTCAGTCATTTATGTCTCCGTATCAGCAGAATGTTATTGACGTTAATAAAGCTGAGGCGTTGCGCGATGCACAAAAAGGTTTAACGGCTGGTAACTTAGCGTCAGCTAGACAAGGCACTTATGGTGGCGCTCGTAATGCGCTTATGATGTCTGAGGCTGACCGTAACTTACAAACTAAACTTGGCAATATCCAAGCCACAGGTATGCAGAATGCCTTTGACGCAGCGCAAAAAGCACAGGCAGCGCAAGCAGCTGGATACGGACAAGCCGCATCTACATATGGTCAATTAGGTCAAACATTCGGTCAGTTGGGTACTGCTCAGCAAGCTACAGATATTGACCGCCTCAAAACTCAAGGTGCATACGGTGACTTGCAACGTGCTACTCAGCAACAGCAGTTAGATGCTCAGTATCAAGATTTAATGACTAAGTTGAACTACCCAATTACTAACCTAGAGACTATGAATAACTTAGTACGTGGTGTACCACTGACACAGACAGGCGCTATGGGGTCTCAAACAACTCCTCCACCAAGCTTTGCTAGCCAACTAGCTGGTATGGGCTTAACAGGACTGTCTCTTTATAATATGTTTGGCACTCCAAGATAAGGGCAGATATGAGCATTATTGACGCTATTAACAGAAATACCCGAGAGAAAAAAGATATTAAAGAGTTAGCCAAGCTACCTCAAGTATTGATTATGCAGATGGGGCAGCGTAAAGACCTTTCTCAAGAAGAAGTAGCAATGGTTATTAGCGCAAAAGCGGACATGATTGACCAAGCAGCTAAACAAGCGGCTTTAGCCCAAAGTGGTGGTGGACAGATGCCTAGCGTCATGGAACAAGACATGATGAAAATTGCTCAAGACGAGAATCCAGCACCACAACAAATGCAACAACCGATGATGGCTCAGGCTCCACAGTTACCAGAAGATGTAGGCATCGCCCAGAATCCCGTACCCCCTATGCAAATGGCTGGCGGGGGCATTATTGCCTTTGATGAAGGCGGCGATGTAGACGCAGAAGACGACTACCAAGAACTTATAGAACAAGCTCAAGAAGATGAGACAAATCAAAATATTTTTGACTTAATTTCTGAAATGGGTAACAACGTTATTGACAATGCTGGCGTTGGTATTACTGCTGGTACGGGCTTTCAATCTTTTTCTGCGCCTGATAACAAAAATACTGGGTATGGTATTAAAGCGGGTCGTAGTGAAGATAAAGGCGATCTAGTTGACCGTCTACGCGCCGAAATTATGCAAAGAGAAAGTGGCGGTCGCCGCTACGATAAAGACGGTAATTTGCTTACATCATCTAAGGGTGCATTAGGCGAGATGCAGGTTATGCCCGCTACAGCAAGAGACCCAGGTTTTGGTATTAAACCCGCAAGAAACAATAGCCCAGACGAATTACGCCGTGTGGGTGATGAATACGCTAGTATTTTGTTAAACCGTTACCAAGACCCTAAATTAGCAATGATTGCCTATAACATGGGTCCTGGGGCTACAGATAAATGGTTAGCTGCTGGTGCCGACATCCGCAAGTTACCTAAAGAAACTCAAGGTTATATCCGTGGGGTAAACCTAGCTGAAGGCGGAGAAGTTAAGCGTTTTCAAGTAGGCGGCACTATGGGTGGCTTTGATGATGTATATACAGATATAGGCGTCCCTCTTACCAGACCTGAAATTGACGAATACACCATAGACCCTATGACTGGAGAAAAGTTATTTAGCGGATATCGTGGTAAGTCAAAAGCAAAACAACCTAAAAAAGAAATACAAAAGGCGGACGATGTAGAGACTGTCCAAAACGTACCCGCGGTAACTACGGCGCCCCCTGCAGCCGAAACCCCACAGGCTAAGGCTGAAGAAGAAACATTTAACCTGATGAAATACATCAGAGACCGTCAAGCTAGGGCTGATAAAGCTGCAGAAATGGATAAATGGCAGGCTGGTTTAGCTGCTGGTCTAGGTATGCTGGGCGGCACATCACCATATGCTTTTGAAAATATTGGTAAAGGTGGTCAGCTAGGCGTTCAACAGTTGGCGCAGTTACAAAAATTACGCGCTACCCAAGATATTGCTGGCGATAAGATGCTAGGCACTGCTTACAACGCAGAAACATTAGCCAAGCTCCGCAAGGATCAATTAGCCCAAGGTAACTCTGTTAGATATGCTAATGCGTTAAACAGTGTAAGAGAAGAACGCGTAAAACAAACAGGCAAGTATTTAGAAAGACCAGAGTATATGGACTTAGGAATGCTGCAAACTTACGCACAAAGATTAGCTAAGAATCCAAATGACAAAGAAGCAAGAGCAAAATATGATAGTCTACTTACTAAGAAACAATCTTTAGAAAACAAGATTAAAAAAGACTTGCCAGATCCTGACCCATCTTTATATGGAGTTAGTGGTGGAAGTAATAGTATGAAGATTGTTGGCGTAAGATAAAATAAACCTATGCCAATCTATAGCGTTGAAGCCCCTAATGGAAAAATCTACGACGTAGAAGCCCCAGAAGGTACTCCAGAACAGTCTATTTTAGCATTTGCTAATCAGGCATATTCTTCGGATATAACAAGGGAAGAGCCAATCCCTGAGTACGCCCCTACCCCAGAAACTGGTTTCATTCCGTCTATAAAGCGTGGCGCTTTAGGTATTCAGTCTCTATTAGGTGACGTAGCACCAGCAATGGCTGGGCGGGTAGGTGAAAAGCTAGGTATCCAAGGCGCTGGCGAATATGCTAACCGTCAAATGCAAGAGGCTGTAGAAGCCCAGCAACGTATCCAGCAGATGTATCCCGCTGCAGTGCCTAGCTATACAGACATTAAAAGTGGTGGCGACTTACTAAATTATGTTATTGAGTCTGTGGGCGAGTTGATTCCGTCTATGATTCCGTCTATCCTAACAGGTGGTGCAGCAGGTATAGCAGGGCGCGGTGCAATGGTAGCGGCGGAGCAAGCAGCTAAGAAAGCATCCATGGAGGCGGCGCAAAAGACTATGCTAACGTACTCAGGGTCTAAGCTATCTCAAGACCAATTAGTTAATTTAGCGAGACAAGAGGCTGTTAAAGCGGGCCGTGACGCAGCAAGTAAGGTGGCGCTTAAGTATCAAGCAGCTGGTGCAGTAGCGGGTTCCGCGGCGCAGAACGTTCCAGAGGTTTATCAGAACGTAGCCCAGGAAACAGGTCAAGAAGACCTTGGCGCTGCCTTATTATTTGGTGGCTTTAACTCCGTGCTGGATGCCGTTACTCCTTTGACCTTACTACGTAAAGCTAGTGGCGCAGGACTGACCAAAAATGAACTTATCGGTGCGTGGTACAAGCGGGCAGGTAAAGGTGTGCTTACAGGCTTTGCAACAGAAGGCGCAACCGAGGCAGTGCAAGAGATGTCTTCCGCAGCTGCTGAGAAGTTTGTTGATGAGAATAAAGAGTTCTTTACCCCACAGAACTTTGAGCGGTTTATCAATGCAGGACTTAAAGGTGGTATCGGCGGCGGTGCAATAAGTGGTGCTACGAACGTAGCCTTTGGGCAACGGGAAGCGGCTAAGCCCACCACTGCTACTGAACCGACCCCTGCAAAGACAGTAACAGAAACAACTGAACCAACAAAAGCTAAGGTTAGCAAGGAAGAAGCGCTTGCAAAAGTAGCCGCTGCTGGTAAAAAGAAAGAGGAGATTCCAAGTGATAACAGACCTGACGCTACAGCAAGTGGAGTTAGCGCTGCAGTACCTGGAGGACTCAAACCAAATATACCCACCACTACAGTTGCAGGACTTGACGCCGATTCAGTGGTTGACGTTGGAGGTGCTACAGTCGCAACTCAAGCTGGAGAAGGAGAGCAGCGTACTTCATTAATCCCAGAGTCTAAACCCGCAGAAAAAGCCGTAGTTGCTGCACAGGAAAAACAAGCTGAAGAACAAGCTGCTGAAGAATCTGCTATTGCAGATGCACCGTTTGTACAGTGGCTATCCGATAACGGATATGGCGATAAAGATTTAAGTGCTGAAGAGATTGTGTTGCTAAGACAGCAATTTGAAAATCAATCTAAAGAAGTTATTACCCCAGAAGTTATCGCTGCTAAGCCCAAAGTTGCCGCCCCAGCAGTTGAAGAGGCTGTAGCTGAAGCGCCTGTAGTTGAAGCGCCTAAAGAAGTTAAGCCTCCAAAGGCTAAGAAAGAGCCTACTCCTGCGCCCGTATATAACCCTAGCAAAACTACTCAGGACTTAATTGCTGCTGAAAAAGCCCGTAAAGCAGCTAGCAAAAAGCCAGTAGAGGTAATGAACCAGAAGGTAGAAACAGGCTTAGATGTAGAGCCAGAAGCCCGTCGTACAGCTACGCATACTGCAGGGGTGCAACTTGCCCAGACTTACAGACAGCAACAAACCGAGCTGGCTAAAGAGATTGATAGTGATGAGACACTCAGCAAAGAAGAAAAAGCTGCTGGTAAGGCGTTCCAAAACTACATGATTGTTGGTAATAACAACATCAAGAACGCACTAAACATATTGGCTGCTGACTTATTTGACGGCGCACCGTTTAACTCAAACCCATACCTACCTAATGTTGGTGGTAAATCCGCACAGTTATTCTATGGGTCTCTTAACCCAGCCAACAAGAAATTTGTAGACGACAAGGTAGCTTTTCTTAAGTCGCAAGAACAAAGGCTTAAGAAGTTTAGCGGTGATAAAAAAGATCAAACTAAGAAAGACTTTGATGAGTACGGCGAGTCTATAACAATTGAAATGACTGGCAAAGAGCGTAAAGAACTCAACAAAGCTAATAAGAAACAGATTGCTGAAAACGAAGCCAAGATCAAAGCCTACAACGAAAGCCTTAAGAAGCTTGGTGAGACTGTCAAAGCTGAAGGCGAGATGTTTGGTGGCACTACCCCAGCATTTATGGCGCACATATTGCGTGGCGATTTACGCAGTGCGCTGAACGAAATCGTTAAAAATAATTCTGGTGAGTTCACTGCGCTAGATAAAGAAGTAGCTAAACGCTTACTGAGCGCTAAGAATCTGCCTTCAGTTGTAGTTGTAGATAGGCTGCCAGACGACGCACTAGGTGCATACAACACTGGCGAAGATACTATGTACATCGCTCAGAACGCTCTTAACTCACACATCGTATTGCACGAAGCGGTTCATGGCTACACAACCACCATGATTAGGGCTTGGGATAAGGGTGAGATTGTTAATAAGGGTATTGCCGACCTAAACGATCTATATAACTACCTAAAGACCAACAACCCTGAGCTGGCTACAGAGTATGGCATTAAAGAAGATTTAGCTGAATTTGCGTCTGAAGTCATGTCTAACCGCAGTTTCCAAGAGAAGCTAAGACAGATTCCTTACAAGCGCACCAATGCTTTTACTGAGTTTGCCCGTACTGTATTACGTATCCTAGGCATTGGTGAGGGGGACAAATTTAATGCCCTAGCTTCAGCCCTTATCTCTGTAGATACTATGCTCGGCACAGGTCGTCAGTTCCAAGAGACTACTGAGTTTGTTCCTGAGACAGTTAAGTACGACGCTAAAGCACAAAAAGAAACTCTTAAGCCAGAACTCCGTGGACTTGAAAACGCAGAAGATTGGATTGCCTCTATTCCTGGACAGCCAGAGCCAAGAGTTAAAAAGATAAGAGAAGCTTTTACAACCGTTCCAGGCGCTAAAGAACTAGTCCGCCTACTCCAGAACGAACGCGCCCCAATTAAAAACTGGGAAGATTTGTTGGCTATGGCAAATAAGATTACCTATTCTGGTAACGACTCTACTGCTATCTACACAGAGATTTCTTTATCTACTGGGCGTGCTGAGGATGAGTTCCTTGTTAACATGTACAACCCGTCTAACGCTATGTATAAGGCAGTCGGCGAATATTCTAAGTCCCGTGGCATTGATGAAGACGCAGCATTAAAAGAACTACAAGCAATCTTTATTGCGCTGCACGAAGGCGAACGTCGCCACGCTAAGTATTTAATGACAGTACCGCTAAACGCTGAAGCTGCTATGCAACGCGACGCAATCATGGATTTGGTACGCTCTGCTGATATTAACGAAGATACTGCTAGCGCACTGCGCGCAGAGTTAGAAGAATTAGTTGCTAACAATAAGCAGGAGAAAGGCTTTGGTCAAAACTCCGAGCCGTCTAGTTTTTCTTTAGATGAGAACTCTGACTTCTATAACGTAGCGGGTATTCGCCCAGCCGTCCGTGAAGAAACTCTTGCTAAATACTACACTCCTAATAAAGAGATAGTAGATCAGATAAGAGCCACGGTACAGGAAGTACATAAGGCAACTACGGAGCTTAATAAGAAAGCTAACTATTGGTCACAGCCAGTAAGCAACATTGTAGCTTTTTATGGGTTTGAGAACTACGTTCCTTTAAAGGGCAGACCAGACAAGAAAGAGTCCGTCGTTGATGACATGCTTAACTTTGATGGTAAATACAACGGCAGGGAACTGCAAGAGAAAGAACAAGCATTTGAGGGTCGTGTATCCGAGTCAAACAACCCATTGCTCCAAACTCTATCTGACGGAGTGCGCGCAGCCTTACGTGCTGGGCGTGGCGGTACGTATACCAACCAAGATGGGACTACAGAACAGTACGGGATTACCCTAGCTGTTAAGAACGCTATTGATAAAAAACTACTTAGTGGTAGAAAGATAGCCACTATCCAGTTTAAAGACAGATATAAAGTTGGCGAAGACAACACGCTGCCAACAGGTGAAAACACTTTCTTTCACTATAACCCAGATGGCTCTATAGAAATTTATGCTATTGACAACACTAAGTTGCGTGAAGCTATTCGTCGTACATACCGCACATCACAGCCTTTAGTTGATGCGGCAAACAACATTACTAGCTTGATGGGTCAGTTCCATACTCGCTATAACGTAGCCTTTGCGCCAATGAACTTTATACGTGACACGTTGACTAACGCCTTTACTATGGGTGCTGAGATGGGTCCTAGTACAGTTGGCGCCGTTGCCTCCAAGGTAGCCCAAGGTGGTTTGGCTAGAGCAATTAAAGTAGCTAACCTTTACAGAAAAGGTGAGTTTGGGGCAATTGAAAAGCTTGGTGAAAAAGACCCGTACATCAAAGCCATGTACGAATACATCCAGCTTGGCGGCAAAGTTTCTTACGTGTCGGGTATTGGTGCTGAAAGTCAGTTCCAGCAGATGCAGAAAAATTTAGGTCGTAAAAAAATAGCCGCTACTAAAGATAGTATTGATGGTGTTATTGATATTTGGACTAACTCATTTGAATTTGCTAGCCGTACTGCGGCTTACCAAGTGGTAAAAGCAAAGTATATGAACGGACCAGAACAATTATCAGAACGCGAAGCAGCAGTTAAAGCGGCTGGTTATGTGAAGAATCTTGCCAACTTTGAGCAGGTAGGCGTGTGGGGTAAAGGGCTAGGAGCCATCTTTATGTTCTTCCGTCCGTCGGCTACAGGTGCAGTTCGTGCTATTGAAGCTCTTGTTCCATTGTTCCGCAATATTGATGCATCTATAGCTGGATTACCAGAATCAGTTCGAAACGACCAAGAAGCAGTAACAGCTTTTCGTAATAACATGCTTAAACAACGTGCTTCGGCTCAGGCAATGTTGATGTCTTTGGCTGGTGCAGGTGCATTAATTTACCTCATGGCGCTTTCGCTAGCCGAAGAGGACGACGAGGGACGTAATAAAGTAGCTACAGATGACTTAGCCCGCTGGACGCGTTATGCACGATTCCATATTCCAGGCACGGATGTTATATTCCAAATTCCTTGGGGCTTCGGTCTTGGCGCTTTCGCTTCTGCTGGTGCGCAGATAATGTCTTTTGGTTTGGGTAATGGTTCTATTAAGGATGTGTTTAATAACGTAAAAGACGTTGGATTTGATGCGTTCTTGCCCCTCCCAGTATCTAGGATCAACATGTGGGAGAACCCAGCTGCTTGGGCAATGGACAGCGCAACGCCTTCTTTCTTTAGACCGTTCTTTGAATATGCAATGAACCTAGATGGTTTGGGTCGTGAAATCTATAATAACCGTCAAACACGTAGCGGCGACGCTTACACAGGCGGGGATAGCATCCCTGAGTTATACAAAGATGCCGCCAAAATGCTCGCAAACATTACGAATGGTGCGGTAGATTTTAGTCCAAACACCATGTACTTCTTTGCTAATAACTATGCTGACGGGTTGACCCGTTTAATACACAACTCTTACAACATTGGTATGGTTGGCACAGGGCAGAAGGAATTTAATCCTAAGACGGATACGTTAGCGTTTGATATGTTCTTTGGTGCTAAGTCTAACTTTGACGCAAGGGAGTTCTCCAAGGTAGAGAACCAGATCAAAGACAAAGAGCGTAAGTTAAATATGTTTAAGAATGACCCAGAGCGCTATATGGAGTACATAACAGCACATCCTTTTGACCAAGGGATTGTAAATATGTATAACAAGGGTGTAAATGGGGATTTGAAGACGGCTAGGGAGTTAGCTAACAAATATCGGGCTATGCCAGGACTGTCGCCTAAAGAGCGTAAAGAGCTACTTGACAACGTAAAAGAGCAACAGAATCTAATCAAGCGGCATTTGATAAGCGTGTTTGGGGCATACGAGGACCTTAATTAACCCGCCAGACTCGTACCCCCATGATGCCGTCCTTCATGCAAGCGTAGGCTTTAGTGCGAATGCCAAACTCTTTACCAGCTTCCATCGCTGAATAAATAATTTCTGAAGACCTCATGGTGGGGATAAAGAAACTATCCCCTACATTCATACCCATAAACGGGTACAGCCATGAGGGTTCATCACGCAGCGGATTGCTGGATTTCATCTAGGTCTATCTCAGGCACTTCACTAAACCAATAGCAATTTACGTTAGCACTTTCGGGTGCTCCCTTCCAGCCAGCTGCCAAACGTTTCTTATCTTTCTTAATAAATTTACCGCTTTTCTTAAGCGCAAAGAAAAAACTTTCTTCACTATACCCGTGCTCGGCTAGCCACTTGCACATAAACTTGGTAGATACATAAGATTCTTTTTCGTCATAGTCCATGCGTATTCCACAGGTTTTGTGTGGAGATGGTGTTGAGATTACTTTCCCATTTAGGACTACAACTGAACTACCAATTTGATCTAAGAAAAACTCTCCCAATACACTCTCAAAGTCAGACTCATTGATGGAGTTACCGCCGTCACGTTTAGCCATCATTAGACCAATCATTACATTATAGATACGGTCTAGGTCATACTTAATTAAGCCAGCAGACTCAGCAATCTCGCCGCCTGTCATTACTGTAGCTACTAAGTCTTCATAGTAACGATAGGTAGCATCATGCCCGAAGTCTTTACGAAAGCGCATATTCCATGCCTCCATACGCTTTATGATTTTAGGCTCTCCCCACTTAATCATTTCATGAGCATATATTGGGCCAGCATGACCATAGTTCTTACGAAACTCATCAAAAATTTCTTTGCCCTTCTCAGGCTGGTCTTTAAATAACTGCGGCTTATGCATAAACAACTCAACCATACGAGCAGTTTCACCGTAAGGGGTAGCCTTCTTTCTCTTTACAATACCCAGCAATGCGTGATTTGTAGTAAAGAACCCAATAGTAGAGGCAGTAATTGCTTGTTCTTTCTCGGTGTGGTTTGACCCACTAAGCTTTAACTTCGACTCGCCTTGAGCAATACGGTGGATGAAGTTAGAGATTACGTCTGGAAACTTATTACCCGCCTCGTCAATACCAACTAAGATATTCTTAGACGTTGATAGCCTACTTTGCATAGCGTTGTCAGTAGATTCAAAGACGCTTAGTTTTTTAGGATTACCCCAGACGCTTAGCGCCGCGTAAAGTGACCCAGACTTAGCTGCGCCTGACTCACCCTCGTATGATAGCGATACACCGTCAGTAGAAGCGAACTGCATCAATGGAGCACCGTATGCAGTCAAAGCCCCAAACGCGTGCATTTCAAGTCCAGGATGGTCATTTAACTGCTGAGCTGCCCACTTCCATTTCTCAAATGTACCCTTAACAGACAGAGCTTTAACAATGTTAGAAGCCGTAGGGGATACTGGGGTTTCTTTACCCTCTGGTCCTGTCTCCTCTGTAATTTCAATATTACCAATGACGAAAGCATCGTTGTCATCAGCCCAGCCCATCTGCATACGCATTGTTTCCGCCGAGGCGGTGTTCTGAAAGTAACGACCCCACTTCATAATATATTCCTGTACTTGCTTGGCATACGATTGATTAAAAAATACTCCACCACTAACCAATACCTCCTTGAATTTTTCTTGCGAATAAACTGCCTTCATTGGTAGCAAGAACTCCCTTGTGCCGTCATTAGGTAAATGTACACGCATCATGAAACACTCCCCATCATTGGGGCTATATATACGGCGGTATGGGTAGAAGTCATGTTCACACAAAAGAACAGCATCTACGTCATGGTATTTCTCAGTCTCTTTATTGAATTTAGCTGGCGGTTGGAAGTAAATTCCACCATTTATGCCACGAACAAAGGGTGCTAAATATTCTGGGAACTCTGGAACTTTTTTGGAATTCGTAATCTTCCGAACTGATTTCTCTTGATTTGACGCTTCTGTGAGGGGTTCGTCACTGTGTTCTGGTTCTGGCTGGTCCTCTTCTGTTCTAGTTGTGTTGAGGATTCTTGCAAGTTTGATGGGGTTTCCAAGGTGGCGGTTGGGGCATCCGTCACAGACTCCAGGGTTACGCGCTTCAAAAGTAGCGCAGGTATGCGGACCGCTTTTTTCGACACTTAGTATGTTCTCCAGTTTTTTATTGACGATGTCAGCCGAGTACCCAACGTAATCTTTAGATACAAGGTGTACTACTTCTTCTTTCTTGTCGCAGTGCGCTGCAATAGTCATCAAGCTATGCCATATGGGTTCTTCCAAATGCTTGGCATTATCTAGTGCGTATTTGATTTGCGCACAGCCAGTACCATCTTCGTTGCGTTTTAGAATCTGGTCAAAGCTATTAATATAGTTGTCCAGCTTACGCATCTTCTTGGTTTCTTCGTCCAAACCCTTTGGTATAAGACTTAATATATTGTTGACTGGCACTGTTACAGGTCCCAGGAACTCTTTAAAAGCATCAAAGGAATAGGTGTGGAACTCTGTGTCAATAAACCCAGCAGGGGATGGGGGGTCTGTCTTGTAATTAAGCGACTCAGGGCAACGCATAACCCGTGCTGGCTCAGCCATAACTGCTGGGTCTGCGTGTATCCGAGCGGATACATACTCTTTAAACTTTACCGCATAGGGTAAATACTCAGTTATAGGTACGTCTTCATCCAATAACCAGTATGCGTGTATACCCGTGCCCGAATCAATACGGATAGGGGGTGGTAGTTCAGCCTCAGTAACAAATTTGTTAAGGGCTTCTAGCGCATCATCCTTAGAAGCATAGCCCTTACCTTCTTTAGCTTTATCTTCACTAACATCAAGGTCAATAAAAAACGAACGGTAATAAATGCAGTCGTCTTTTTTACGGCTATATCCTTCAAACGTGCCCAACGCAACATATGCGCTCCAACCTTTCTTTTTAATTAACTCGACTTGTTTTATTAGATCATCTAAATTCTCTGCAAACTTATTTGTTACTTTGCCAGCTTCACCTGGTTCTATTCCTGTAGCGCAATAGACACCCTGCGTAGCCAATGCTTTCTCGTAAAATTGTTTTAACATATATGGCGTAGTCTAAAAAGCCGAGAAATCCTCGGCTCGGTTTATAGGGTGGGGTACTTACAGTCATGTATGTGAAGCATGGGTTTAACACCTGCTTTCCCCCGTTAATTTAATCTTCTTTGAGCATGTCCTCGATATAGGCTTTAGCTTCTTTTAGATTTTTTGCTGGTAACACACCAGCTTTTATATCTTCATCAACTAACCTAATAAAAGCATCAACTGTTTTAATACGACGTGGGCGGATAGGTCCGCCACGGAACCAAGTATGTAAAGCCATCCTTGATATACCAAATACTTTGCATACATAGCTAGCTGGTAAGTTAGCCTCTACACAAATTTTTGCCAGATTCTGTCCAGTCAAAATTGCATCTGGTTTACTCAAGGTTAATAAAAACTTATTACTATAGCTCCGTGGCATCTCTATTCCTTAAGCCTTCTTAGACCACTTCTTAACGATGTCAGTAACATCGCCTTCGGTCTTGGTTGCTGGCTTGGCTGTACTCTCACGTTTTACAGGCTCAGATACATCTGCTTCTGGGGCTTCTAGTGCTGGAGCACCGCCATCTTGTTTATACACAGTTAACTTAACTGCATTTTCAGCAGCTGCACTCTTGCCTTGCGCTTTAACAATCTCATAATCGCCTTCATCAACTGCTGATGCTGGAGAAAACAAAACCTTTGCATATTTAGTCTTAGTATCAAACTGCATCTTTGTTACAACACGCCCTGCGCTAACATTGTTTTGAGCGAGCATATTGATATAAGCCTTGAAGGGCCAACGACCATTGTCTTCTTTACCAAAGGCTGACGTAGCTGGGATAACCAACTGCATAATATCGCCCTGTGGGTCATTAGGAAGCACAACTGCTGTGCGCCATGACAGGCGGCACGACGTACCTTGACCGCCAGTACCAGAACCTTTAGTGCTGTTGTGGCATGTTTCACAAGTAGCTGATGGCGGATTAGGTACATCTGCGTCAGGCTTTTTAGAATCTGATGACCAGCAAGCTGGGGCTAACTTCTCACCTTCTTTATACGCTTCAGCATAGAAAGCACGACTTGGGTCATGTGCCATCTTAACAAAGATAACATTCATATGACGATCTTCGATAGTGCCAACTTCTTTACCGTTAGCCATCTTGCGGAATACACCGCCCGCAATTGAAATACGTTTGTTGCCACTGGAAACTACACTGCCACCACCAGCAACTGCTAAGGTGTCTTCGTCTAAACCCATCAATGATGGATTGGCTTGTAGGATTACTGATAGTTCATTACTCATTTTTAACTCCACTATAAAATATTAATTAAGAAACACTAGCTGGTTTACGAACTGTTACACCATATTCACGCATCACGTTAACACCTGGGGGTAAACCCTCGGCTTCTCTCTCAGCGATGAATTCTTTAAAGTTCCCTTGATGGATGCGACGCTCTAAGAGTTCTAATGCTTGATGCTCCAGCACGTAGTCCCTAAAGTTATCCCAATCTGAACAAAAGAATCTTTCATTTAATTTGCGAATCACAGTACCTTTGTCTGTCTTGATACTTGTCGCATTTGCTTCATTACAAATAGATAACAATGCTTGCTCTAACACAGTCATCTCTTCTTTTACTTTTGCATCTTGTGCTTCCCATTCATTACGCATACGGTCACGCTCATTTCGTAAGTTAATAAATGTTTCTACTAACTGATCGGTGTTCATTGTTATTCTCCTAAACCGAGTTCTAATTTATACAAGTCCACTAACTTCTCGTGGGCATCAACTTTACTTTGTAACACTTCGTACATCCTTCTTTCTACTGGCGAGCCTTGTAAATGCACTACTGTCATCTTGTTCTTCTGTCCATATCTGTCAATACGAGCAATACATTGTAAATACGTCTCAACACTTGTTACAGGAGACCAAAATACTACAGTATTTGCCGCAGTCAAAGTGACACCATGACTTGCAGCTTGCGGCTGAATCACAAGAACACGAGGCTCAGACGTTTCTTGAAACCGCTTAATAACATTGCTTCTTTCTATTGCTGAAACACTGCCATCAATTACTTCATTAGTAATACCTTCTGCTAATAAGAACTTACGCACCAAATGAATCGTGTGTGTAAAGGGTACAAACACAACCAGCTTATGTTCTGTTTCTTCAATCACTTCTAGTAATGCGTTCTTACGAGGAGCAACATCAAATTCTACTACTTCTCTTTCGTCGGTATAGACTGCACCGCCTGATAACTGTAGTAATTTGTTAAGGTTTGTTGCCGCATTGACTGTGGTTACTTGCTCCCCAGCCGCTTGAATAAGCATATCTTTCTTGAGGGCGTTATAGTACCGCAAAGCCTGTGGGGATAAGGGTACTTCCCTTGTTTGATACATCACAGGAGGCAAGTCTAGGCACTCACTCTTCGTATAGCGTATAGCTGGTTGTAGCGCATCAAACACTTTATCTTTTGAGTCAGACTTTGGAACCCACTTAAAACGATTGAGTTGGTGCATAACTTTATCCCGCCACACAGTCATTGTGCGTGGTACGTTTTGTGGTGATACAAGTTTAGCTAACCCAAATGCGTCGATTGGTGATTGTGATGCTGGTGTCCCTGTTAACATCCAAAGCCTTGTTGTTGGTTTCATTAGTTTTGCTAAAGCTTTCCAGCGTTTAGTCGTAACGTTTTTATAAGCGTTTGCCTCATCAATTACTATTAGGTCAAACCCTACGGTGTCTAATTCATCGAAAACTATTCCGATACCATCATAGTTAATGATAATAAATTCGTAGTCTCCGTTAATAATCTTTTTACGCTTAGCTGCATCTCCGTATGCAACAGCAACTCTCCTGTGCATAGCAGTTTTAAATATGTCTGCTTGCCATGCTGAATACATAATTGACAGAGGGCAAATCACTAATACTTTTTTTATTACTTTGTGTGTCATCAAATAGTCTGCCGCCCATATGACTGACGAAGTCTTTCCTGTGCCAGCCTCGTTAAAACAAAAGGCTCTCATGTTAATAGAAAGAAACTCAGCAGTGGTGCGCTGATGGTCAAACGGTTTGTATAACCCAGGCCAGCTGTAGTGCTTGCTAATAGGTGAGGGTAAACGCTTATTAAACTTTATTAGGCGGTTTAAATGGGTTAGTTCTTCTATCCCCCAATAAACTAATAATTCAGATAGATTCCCTTTGGTTTGTACTAACTCGCTTTTCTCTATGGTATTAAGCACCATAGGAGCTAACTCCGTAGGTACTGTAAAGCGTACTGCTGTGTCGTCTACTATCTGCATTAAAGTCCTTAACTAATTTAACTGTGACCCCTTACGGGGGTTAGTCGGTTAGTCTTTTACTGCCCAACAGGGATGAAAAGCAGCAAATCTAACTGACATGGTTTACTCGTGAAGGAGCTTTTTAATACCCACTCATGTCTAACGGTATCCTAATACTTTACACCATAACTTTACAAAAAGTAATAGGGGTTTGTACTATTTTTTACGTTCTTTTTTACTTGTTTCAGATACCAAGTTACCCTTTGAGTCACGCTTAAAGCTACGATTCTTAGCGGCAGTGGTTACATACACACCGTGTTTATTAGAACCACCTTTGTCCAAAGCTTTGCGGTGGGCTATGTCTTTGCCTTCCCGCTTGTCTGCCTTACCGTTACCGTTGGCATCCTTTCCTGTCTTGTCCATAGCTCGTCGTGCTTTTTGACGCTCCATGCGGTTCTCATGCTCTCCACGAGCCTTTTGTTGCTGGTATTCCTTCTTATAGGGTCGGGCTTTAGTTACGTACGGCATTATCTCTCCTTGTGGTGTTCGCAAGACTTAACTGGACACCAACCACATAGGGGGGTGGGGTTTGCTTGCCATACATCATTTTCGTACGAATGGGTCAAACGAGCAAGGTCTGGTAAGAAAGCATCCCACAGCTGTATTATTTGATCCCGTACGTATTCCTCTGTAATAAAACTGTTATGCATGACGAACATCAACCCAGCCTTAATGTTCTTTACTTTGGGAAAATGCTCAAAAACCATCAAAGCCATCAGTTTTAATTGTTTTACATCAGGGTACTTATTGCTACCCGTTTTGTAGTCCACAATAAAGGCATCCTCACCGTCAACCACTAGGAAGTCAACTATACCCCTAGCCCAACAATCTTCCGCGCTCCATTTACAAGCTTTTTTCTCGTAATTAAGTGCCATACGAAGCTCAGGATGGAATTCCCCAGGTATATCCTTTAAGGTGTCCATCAGTTTTTCAAATCTTTTATAGTTCTCAGCAAGGGGTTCGCCGTCTTTAATGTAGTTCTCCAGAGCTTTATGGACTTGATTTCCGTAAAGAATCTGTTGAGTCATAACCTTCTGATAGTTCTTTAAAACTTTGACCTCTTGATATTGCTTCGGACAATTAACATAGTCCTTAAGGGCTGAATATGACCATGTAAACATCAACATCTCCCATCTATGTCAAACTCATCGCCGTTTCTAAGATGCTTATTTTCTTCTACCACTTGGGCAATAAAGCTGCTAATTACATGGGTAAGCATACACAAACGCTTGCCTTCATCTTTTGGAATGCGCCCAGCTAGTTTTCCTAAATTAAAAAAAGCCTCATCTACATCCGCTCTTGTGTACTTTGTGTCACTCATTTATTCCAGCCTCCATTAATTTTTTCTTTAGTCTTTGAATTTCCATCTGCATAATATCCATCTGTTTACGGTACATTTCAATGCGTTGCTCTAAGTCTATATATTCACCAAGGGTTTTAACGCTATAACCGCTGTCGACAATAACTGTCGGGGTTTCACCTTTGTAAGCCTCCGCCCTATCTTCGCTTGTAAATGTTGTCATTTAATTCTCCAGTATCTATCTTTAGGGTTATTAAGCATTGATTTAATAAGTTCATCCATACTAAAGAAGTATTGAATAATTTTCATGCCGTTGTGCTGCATGATTTCAAAACTCATTTGTTAGCCCTTCTATTGGTTTAAAGCTTTCTTTAGGGATGACTACTACTTCTTCTGTCCGCATCTCACCACCACGTTGCATAATTTCAATAGGTGGGTATCCTTCAATGGCAAAGTAAAAGAACCCATCATCAAACTCTACGAACATAAACGCTAAGATATTTTGAAACGCACATTTGCCTCTCATCGTATCAAACTTATATTTACTAAACTGAAAATCAGGATACTTATCAAAGTCATTAAACCTACGGCGATACTCACCGATAGCTATTAATTTATCCTTTCTAAACTCCCAATCCCATATAGAAAAGCTATCCATATTAACTATCTCCATACCTAGTAGGTCTGCCAACCGTTGCCTAGCATCCTCTTGATTATTGGTATCTTCGGCAATCTGCTCATCGCCCTTACGGAATAAGCCCTTTTCCATTATTTCTTTTGTCTTTCCGCTTGCGCTTTGTTTAATGCCAAGGACGACTCCAATGCCTTTTCTAACTCAGCAATGTATTGCCGCAATAAATCCTCATCTGTTAGTGTCTTTACTGGTGTGCAACAACATTGACTTGGAATTCTGTGGCAGTTTTTACAAAAGGTATTGTTCATTTCCATTCCTTCATTTCGCCATAGTTATATCCATAATGAGCCTCACAAGCTACGGGTAAACCCTTAGCCCAGTCGGGTGTCTTAGACATACACCCCACGATAAATCTGCAAGCCTCCTCAACTTCTGCTTCGGGGACTACGCATACCGCCGCATCATGCACAGTCAATACTACAGGGTATCTATCGTTGATAGCTACCATCTGCTCACCTACTATACAACGGGCAAGGGCTTGGACTACGTTCTCTACCACGGCCCCGCCCCACAAGTGTATCTGTCCCCTACGAGACTTATAAATGAACTGTTTTCTGTTGTTTTCAAACTCAACTGTGAGTTTGGGGTAGCGGATGTAGCAACCGTTGGGCAAAAGAATCCCCTCCGAATTGACAGTCAAGCAACGGTTTACACCTAGATAATACGGTTTTTTTGTGCCTGAGAAAATACTTGTTAGAGCATCTTCACAATCTTTCCACAGGTCGGTGATTTTGTCGTTACTCAGCCTGTATAGCTCAACTATACGCTTGGCTTCATACTCATCGACCTCGACCCCTGGGGGAGTAGTCTTTAGTGTGTGCTGTAATTTAATTGCTCCAGTACCATATCCGAGACCGAGTATGCAGGTTTTACCCACGAACCTTTCAATAGGGTTTTCTTTGGTGATCGGTCTACCATATACTTCCGATGCAAAGAGGGAGTAAACATCATCCCCACTCGCAAAGGCATTAACCAAGTTGGTCTGACCCGATAGCCATGCAAGAACTCTTGCTTCAATTTGCGACGAGTCACAATTGATGACCATGTACCCATCAGGAGCGACAACAGCATTTTTGAGGGCTTTTTTCTTCTTGTCACGGCTCGGTAGGTTTTGGAAATTGACTTTGTCCGACCCTGACCAACGACCCGTATGCGCCCCGTAATACTTGAGTGGGATGGGTAGCTTTCCTTTGTTTCTTGCTCCAACGCTAATGAATCGCTCAATCCTACTCTCCTCAATCGTTGACTTAGTACCTAGACGGACTGCGCATAGTTGCTGAATGAACGGGTCTTCATGCTCTGTTAACGCAATAAAACCCTCGTCATTTTTTGCCAGCGCAAAGGTTTCCTTGCCTGTGGTCTTACTTGTCTTCATCGGTGGAGGAACTCCAAATTCCACCAGCAAGCCAGCGAACTGTTTATTACTTGCCAGCTTCTTGCGTACCGCTTCTTCAGTATCACACTCTAGTCTTACCATTAAAGACTTGAGCAACTCGCTCTTCTCGCTGCGGACTTCGTCTAAGCGTTCCATCAGTAGAGCATCATCTACCTCAAGCACAGGGTTGGTATACATCCGTAACGTCATGTCAATCAGCTTTAACTCATCCATCGGGAAATCAACAGACAACACATCAAAAAGCTTTTTAGTTAGCTCAACGTCGTTTATGCAATACTGACCATACCGCTCCAACTCACTTAAGGTGAAGCCAGTTATATATTTTCCCTGCGCATCATCGACTTCTGTGCCTTTCGCACCCAGTCCATACTTCTCAACCAAGAACGCAAGCGAACCGCCCACATCCACACCGTTCACCGCCCTAGCCATGCACAATGTATCAACGTAGATATAAGGGATGATGCCGAACTTCCACGCAAGGATTGCGCCATCGAACATCATATTGTGGCAAAGCACCATAGAGTTTGCCCAGTCGTACTGCATCAGGTGAGACTTCAACTGCTCACAAGTACCGCTAACCCAAACAGCGGGCTGGTCATCGACCTTCACCGCAACACCAATAGTCTCAAAGCGTTTGTCCCTGATATATTCCTCAGTAGTCAGACGGCGCAAAGAAAACTCTTTGTCGTAATATGTTTCAAAATCTAGTGTAATTAGGCTCACTTAAATACCATATTTTGTAGTTACAAAAAAGGGGAGCGTACCGTCAGGCAAACTCCCCAAGGACTAACTAATAATTAACACATGATAGGCTTAAACGGTCCTTGTGTCTGCACATCCCAACAACACATACCGCCACGACCATCAGGCACACATTTAGTTTGTGCCATAACACCCGTTGATAATAACGCTACAAATACTACTGCGATTGCTTTTTTCATTTTACTTTCTCCAAGTTAGATATTTCACGACATAGATACCAACGAGCCTTCTTCAAGTCCTCTAGTTTCTTGCCTTTGTAGTCTGAACGAGATACATACTTCACTACATTGCCAAGGTTATAGTTAAGAGACTTTGCCTCGATGAAATCAATAGTCTCGATCCCACCAGTAATATAATGTGCTGGACTGTTGACGTTATCTTTGGTTTCCTTTTTTAAGGAATTCTTAACTAAGAACACCGCCGATGGTTTGCTCATCTCTAGAGCCTTATCCAACTTAGTGTAGCCTCGTAATTTATACACATACTGCACCGCCATCTTAAACTTCTTAGCCACATCTGCTGGCTTGGCACTAGGATTATTTTCTAGATAAGCTAATACTTTTGTGGTTTTTGTTGATACTCTTCTCATTTACTTCTCCCTGTTAAATAAAATCATCTTTGTTGAACTTCTTTAAAAGCTTCTGTTTAAACTTCTGCATTGCTCGTTTCTCAATACGACTAACTTCGGGTCTACTTGTGTTTAGTACATCTGCCACCTCCTGTTGTGTCATAGGGTAAACCTCATTTTCATCTATCTCAACCACACCCATAAAAGGGATAGGCTCAAATCGTTTAGTCATTTATTTTCCTCGTACGTTTAACGGTTTTAATCCCAACCTCTTTAGGTTTGCGAGCCTCAAGCATATGATCTGCTATTTCGTATGCTCCTTCGGGTATCTGCACTAACTTATTATCGCCTCTCATAAGCAGTCCCATCATAGCGAACATAGCAAAACAATCTCTTAGGTCTTGCTCATTCATCTTTCATCTCACGATTCTTTTTAAAGAGATAGTCGTTGCGCACCTCAGATGGTGGTATGAACCCGTACCGCTTAAATGTTTTCATAACGTCAGAGCCGTTGGTATAAACAAACTTTGACCCACGCTCAATAGCCATTGGTGGTTTGCTTATTACTTCGTTTATATCAACTGACTTTAGCTTGCGCAAAGTTATTAATGGTCTCATATACTTACTCCCTGTGTAGCCCGTCTAACATCGCCCCTAAAATTTAGGAACGCTCTCCCGTCACTTGGTGTAACAGGAATAGTTAACTTAAGTCCTGTCGGTGAAACAACTTGCCAATGACGTTTTCGTTTCAATGGTTGCCAACCACTTTCTAGTAGTTCACACACTAGTGAATCTACATCTTTGTTTTTACTGTATTTACCCATGATTCTATTAACTCCTTTAACTGTGAGACATTTGTCTCGTTAATCACTAATGCAAGACCGCCCATTCCTTCAATCCTTTTGAGATTAAATTCTTGCAGTGCTGTCGTCTTGCCCTTTCCTGCTTTTGCTTCTACACCAATAAAGAAACCCTTATAGCAAGCCACAATGTCAGGCGCACCGTTAGCACCAAAGCCTGTACCTATCGGTTGAATGAAATACGCACCCATATCGTTTAGGTGCAACTTTATTAACTTCTTAACTTTTGCTTCGGGTGTCATTGCCATATCTATTCCTTGTATAACGATTCACCAATGAGAGAATCCAACTCATCGCTTGTGATAACAACTACAAAATACGTATCACTAGCCCTCCATCCAATGTCATTCATATGCGCTGCGCTATTGTTTATCATCAATGAATGAACACCAAACTCACGCTTGAACTCATCATGTAACCCAACACTAGGCGATGCTAAAACCATAGTGAGCTTGAACTTAATACAATCAGGCAAAGACTCAGCAGTATATATCCGAGTCTTGCCGTTGCCAAGATAAACAGTATGGTCATCACCAAGTCTGCGTAACGGAACACGATACAGATGCCAGTTATATGGATGCACTAATGGACTTAGCTGACTCTCTATTTGGATAGGCATAACCACCCCATATCAAAGTTAGAACCGCTACTACGTTCATAGCCGTAGACGACATCTAAATCAGATATGTATTTATCTCCCCTTGGAAAAAGACAGTTGCTAGTAGCCCCTGAGAAAGGTCTGAACTCATCACCTAAGTTAACCTTTAGCATTGTCATTGTTGCCAACAAGCTAGGATATTCACTAAGGTCTTTCACACGCTTGAACGGTGTAGTAGGTTTAATATTCAGATAAACACTACCTACCGAAGAACCATTACTAGTATATTCATAACTTGATTCACTAACAATGTAATGTCCATTGGTATCAGCAAGCACTAGATAACAATCTTTAAACATAGACTCAACTCCTTTTTTCTTCACTTCTTTCATTATGTCAATGTTTTTGTATTCGTCAAGTATCTTTAGGTATAAACCCCTATCACTCTCTGAAAAAGAATTTATGTCCTTACCCTCTACCATTGCTTGTAAAAGTTTCTGCGCATGAGCTGGAGGTAAGTTATCTTTACCCCTATCTTCAAACGAATTAGAAACCCTAGTCACTAAGTCAGTAAGTCTTCTTTTGTTGTGGAATAAGACTTTATCTGTAGTAGTAATAACATCTGCTTTCTTCAGCGTTGACATCAAAGTAGACAACTTCTTACTTCGATAAGTCTGCCTGTCGAACTCGTCAGTACCTCTAGACTTTTGTTGATACGGCGCATTGTAGCAAAACGAGTCGTCATGAAAGAATACTTTAGCTATTGGTAAGCCTTCCTCGTTACACATACCGTAGCCGTTGTAACCGTTGTGATGATTCTTAACATATACCTTTAAGCCATAGGCATAATTGAGTTCTCTCACCAACGGCAAGACTGCGTTAGATAAGACTTCCTCTCTCAAGGAAACGTCACTTACTGCATGAAATAATCTATCGTTCATTGTATTTCCCCTGTTTAAAGTTTAACTTCTACACCATCTACTACTACACGAATACCCCATTGACTTGGGGCTACATTCTTGAAACTCACTTCTTCCTCATCGAATGGTTTGAACTCCTTGTATAACTTCTTAGACATACTAGCGATAAGTCTTGGCACTACATTCTTAGGCTCGACCATCCTGTAATAGCTACGATTCTGTTTTGATGTATAACTATCTATTGCCCAACGATTGAACCCTTGAAGACCTTGTGCAAAGCCATGCAGAATCACACCGTCGTAATTGCTACCTTCGGCAAACATTCTCTCAGCTATCGTGAAGCAATCCTTAGTAGATACATAGTGGTTGTCGTTGTTACCAAAGTGTTCATCTAATATATCTTTAATAGTCACAACCATTGTTTCCGTATCCATACACTTGAGCATCGCATCGGGTGACTTAAACAACTCCTTGTATCTACCCATCAACTCTTTAGAACGCTTACGATTCACAGTCCTACGGAACACTTGCACATTCTGTCCGACGGGGTTGTGGTCAGCATCAATACGCAACCCCTTGAAGATTGGGTGATTAATATCTCTCCCATAGTAATTACTTGCATACGCAGTCCCACTCATCCGATAAGAGTCATACTGATAACCTCCTATCCAATCAGTCATCTTCATGTTGTCACCTTGCCAGTACGAGTCAGCAACATACTCTAGCGTATCATCCGAACGCACCACGCACAGAACTCTTGGTACAGACTCGTGAGTGTAGTATTCGTAATTCTCACGGTCATGCGTCTTCTTATGAACTCTTGCGCCACGCACACCATCGAGCAGTTTGAACCTAGCCTCGCTGATTTCCTTCTCCACATATCTATGTCCATGCGACACATGGAACTCAATATCGTTATCGGTCTCGACTAGTTCGAAGACATTATTTCGATTACTACGATTCTCCATCGGGTAACGCATAGTCCCCCGATAGGGGTCTGTTGAACGTACCTTGCTTGCAAGTTTATTGAAACTCAAACTCATTTTATTTCTCCCTGTTATTAAAGATAATTAATCTACAACCTTAACCATACGACCGTCTGCTGGAGGCTCGAACCTACCATTCTCTGTTACGAACCACATAGTCGGCGCAGTCACATCCCACTTGATATTGCCTTCTACATATCCGTCAGTAAAGATAACTAACACTTCCGCATTGACGGAATTCTTAATCATGTAGTCACTAACGCAACCCACATGAGTACCACCACCGCCCAATGGTTTGAGCATATTGGCAATGTCTCCGTAGTTACCCTCGAACACTTGCTCACCATGCACTTGCGTGTCCCACCACAACACACGAACCTTGTCGGGGTTGCACAAGTCGCAGATGGATGCCAGTTCTGTTGCGAACTCACTAATCTGCTCGTTGCCAATAGACCCCGAAGTGTCAATAGCCACAACCAACTCACCCAT